GGCGCGAACGTGCAGGCGCGATCCCAGCGCGCTCCGGTGCAGGCCATGACTTGCTGCGGCGTCATGCCTCGAGCTCCTCGACCGGGCCGCGCCGGCGCTCGCGCGCCAGATCCAGCGCCGCCTGCTTGTAGTACCAGTTCAGGGCCAGCCCCAGCAGCCCGATGACGATGCCGCCGATGGTGGCGATGGCGTTCCAGTCGTTGATGCCCCCGAAGATGGCACCGGCCGAACCGCCGAAGGTGGCCGCGCTGGCTGCTTTCGCGGCCACGGTGTCGGCGGTGCTGGAAATGCTCATGGTTCCGTCTTTCATGCGTGGGGGATCACACGTCGAGAGGGTTGCCCGCCGCCACCATCGGGTCGAGCTTCAATTGCCCGTAGGACTGCTGGAAGACGTTCAGCGTCGTGTTCAGGTCGATGGGAAAGCTCACCGAGAACGCCGCCACCGGCCGCGAGAGGCCATCGCCCGCGTGCTGCGCGTCGATCCACACCGCCGCACTGGCGGTGATGGCACCGGACGCTGCGGACCAGCTGCCATCGGTGATGCGCAGGTACGCCTCGGGGTGCGTGCTGCCGTAGGGGTCGGTGTAGGTGAATTGCACGGCCATGGGGTCAGCCTCCGAACATGCGCTTGAAGAAGCCGGGCTTGGCGGCAGGCTGGCGCAGCCGCGCGGCGAGCTGGTCGCGCTCGGCCCGTGCCTGCGCGAGGTCGGCGCGCAGCTTGGACAGCACATGGCCCGAGGTGGCTGCGCCTTCGAGCGCCGCGGCGTTGACCTGCGCGCCGATGCTGCGCAGCAGCGCTTCGTCGGCCAGCGACACGGGGCGCGGGTGCGTGAGCTTGGAGTTCACCTCCGCGCCGGTGGCGTCATCCACATGGGCGATGCGGTCCACCAAGTGCGCGCCTTGGAGCCTGCCGCTGTCGTCCCAGCGCACAAGGAATTCGTAGGGGGTTTGCTTTTCGATGAGTGCCATTTATCCGACCCTCCAGGCCGAGCCATCTGAGTAAACGGGAGTGGAAACAGCGCCGCCGCTGGCGACCGTGGAACCGAACGCGGGAGCGTTCGCATCCGAGACGTGCGAGCGCGCGCCAGCGCCTGCGGTGGATGCGCTCGGCAGCGTGGCGACGGTGTAGACCTGCGGCATCAGGTTGCGCAGCTTCAAGTCGCGGAAGGTGCCGCGGGTGCCGTTGTTGACCTCGGCCACGCCCGCGGCATTGCGCGCGAGCCCGGTGTCCTTGTTTTGATAGACATCGCCCGAGGAGCCCCACGTCGCCGAACTCCAGCCGACGATCAGGTCGGCGGCCAGCAGTGCGCCGGCCGAGCCACCGAACATCGCGCCGCGGTACTGGATTTGCGGTGCGGTCGTTGGGTCGGTCCAGTTTGCGAATGCCTGGAGGTCGCCCGACGCCAGCTGCACGTTCACGGTGCGCAAGGCCGAAGCCAGCGACGCCGTGCCGCCCTTGTCCACCCGGAATTTGCTCGCGCTACCCACCTGCAGGTCGGCGAGCAGCGAGGCCGAAGCGCTCGCCGTGTCGGTGACATTGAGCTTCCAGCCGGTGAAGGTGGCCCCCGAGTTGTTCCACGTCTGCGCGTGGTTCAGAAGCGGCGCCGAGGCCGCCACCGTGCCCCCGGTCATCGCGCTCGACCCCGTGGCTGCGGTGACAAGCTGCTGCACGGTGGCTGCCACGTTGCCCCCGGCCTGCACGCCCGGCACGACTTCGCTGCCGGTCAGGGTTGACGCTGCGGGCAGCGCCGAAATCTTGCTGCTCATCTCAGGCCTCCATCAGGATGTTCGAGCCGTCTTCCAACAGCAGGAAGCTGCCGTCTTCCAGCAGCAACGCCGAGACGGCCGCGATCACGGCGACAACACCAGCGAGGACCGGCTGCAGCACGTTGCGCAGCACGGGTTGGAGCGCTCTTTGCATCAGCCCTGCTCCACGCCGAACACGGCGCCCGTTCCAACGCGCAGCACTGCGTAGGTGCCCGGCGAGACGATGGAGCACGACGGGTTGAGTTCCGTCATCTGCCCGATCGTGTTGTAGGTGCCGGCGCTGTCCTTCATCTGCACCCGGGCGGCGAGCGGCCCGACCACCGCGCCGCCGTTCTGGGACTTCAGGAACAGCGTCACGGTTGCGCCAGATGCGACGACGACATCGGAGGAGCGCTGCTCCTGCGAGCCGATGGAAAGGATCTCGACTGCCATGCCGCCTCCTTACTGCGCCTCGTACACCAGCGTCCCGGAGATCTGCGCGCCGTTGGCGCCCGGGTAGGTGTTGTCGTACTTGGTGACGATGATCTGATTGGTCGTGGCCGTCACCGTGGCCGCGCACAGCGCTCCGCTCACGGCGTACTCGCGCGCCGCGCCCACGGCGGTGTAGCTCGCCGCCTTGGGCAGCGTCAGCTTGATGTTCCCGGCAGCCGTGCCGTTGGTCGTGATGTTCACGAGGAACTCCACCAGCAGCGTCTTGGTGTCCAGCTGCTTGTAGCGCATGGTCACCGCCGCCGTCGTGAAGGCACCCGCGTTGGCGCTCAGCACGGTGGCGTAGTTCTGCCAGGCGTCGGCGCCCGTGTTCGGCCCATTGCCCAGAGCGATGGCGTTCGTGAGCGGATACGGCAGCGACATTTGCCACCCGGTGGGCGCGTTGTTGCAGATGACGTGGTGATCGTCCGCCGCCACGGTGATGAACGTGCCCGTTCCCGTGCCCTTGTCCGAAACGCGATTGCCCGTGGCGGTGATCCGGCCGCCCGCGGCGACATTCACGATCGGCTTGGCCGGGCTGGTATTGGCCGTCGCGTAAAAAACATTCCCCACCAATTGCAGGTTGGAGACGCCGGTCGCCGCCGCCGCCTTCACCGCCGTCATGTCGCCAGTCGTGCGGAACAGGCAGTTGCTGATTTGCAGCAGGTTGGCCGCGTCCGCCCCGCCATTGGTGCCGCTCATCTCCAGCAGCGGGTTGGTCGTGGCCGTCGCCGCCTCGAATTCGCAGCCGGTGAACTTCAGGTAGCCGTTGGACTGCTGCAGCGCCTGCACCGCCGCATCGCCGATGCTGAAGAAGCAGCCGGTGAAGGTGATTTCGGCGACCGCAGTGCAGTAGATCGAGCCGTAGGTGTCGAAGTCGGTGTCGGAGACCACGCCGAAGGCCGGACCTAGGCCCGAGTCGGTCAGCCACAACTGCTTGCCCTTCATGATGAACAGGCAGTCGTGGATGTGGATGTCGTCGGCGCGGCCCACCTTAAAGCCCACCGTGGAGCCGTCGCGGTAGATCGTGGTCTGGTTCGCGGTCATCGCGCTGCCGGCGATGCCGAAATTCCAGCAGTGCACCTTGGACAGCCGGATGGAATCGTAGGAGCCGTCGATGTCGACCGCGATGTTGAAGGCGGCGATTTCGACATCCTCCAGCATCGCCCCGCCGGAATTGCCCTTCATGTCCACGCCGGTCATGGCCCCGGCGATGCGCACGCGCGCCATCTTGAAGCGCGGGGTGGCCTGCAGGTAGAAGGCCGGCGGGAAGGCCGTCAGGCTTGCGCGCGCGGCCGTGTCGGGCTGCGTGAACTCCACCGCGAAGTCTTCGAATTGCGGGCCGCACTCGCCGCACGAGGCGACGAACACGCCGGAGCGCGTGAGGTTGAAGGCCGACGTGATCTTGACGATGGACTTCGTGCGGCCGGCGCCGTGGAAGATCTGGCCCTTGGTCGCGCAGGCGACGTAATCGGTGAGCAGGTAGGTGCCGTCCGGGATGACCACGCGCAGGCCCGTCGCCGCGGCGTTCTGGAAGGCGCTGGTGTCGTCGTGCACGCCATCGCCCACGGCGCCGAAGTCCTTGACGCTTACCCACTCGCGCATCTTGTCCTGCGCGGTGCGCGCGACCGCCCCGGTGCCGGCCTGGATGAAGCCCATGAGGGCCGAGCCGCCCGAGCCGGTGAACTCGTTGCCCACGCCCGCAGCGCGGCGCGTCCACACCGAGGAGCCGTCCGAGCGCTTGAGCGACAGGTCATAGTCGCCCGTGGCGAGGTACAGCGGCGCCGGGAGTTCCCCGCGGGAATTGAGCGCGATGTACTGGCCGCCCAGCCCATCTGCGGTGTACGTGTGCGGCACCGCGCCGTCCGGGTCGGTGTAGGCGGTCTTGAAGGCGGTGGTGCCGTAGGCGTAGGTGTAGAGGCGCCCCTGCGCGAGCGGCAGACCGTCATCGGTCAGCTCTTGGACGTTGAAGGTGCCGGGTTGACTGGCCATCGGTGCTCCTGGAGGGCATGAAAAAGCCCGCACGCGGCGGGCTGTGAATAGAATGGGGCGATGACTTGGCTACTCGCCCTCGTCTTGCGACCGTTCGGGGCGTTCGTCCTGTTCGGGGCCGCGCTCGTTGTGGCGCGGGTGCTCTGGCCGCTGTTTCCGGCGGGCCGCCTGCGGTCTGTTCTCTACGACCGCAGCATCAAGAAGAACCACCCCTGGAAATTCGCCATCCTCGGGATGGTTGCGTGCTACGGCACGGTCGCGCTGGTCTATTACCTCGTGACCTGACGCGCCAGCGCGTTGCCCGACTCAATCGAGAGCGGCACCATCACATCGTCGTTGGACAGCAGCCGCAGCATCGGGTTGACTGGCTGCGGCGTTCCCGCTGCCTGCACGGCGGCGTTCTGCATGGGGCGCGACAGCAAGATGCTGCGGGCCGCGGGCCGTGCCCCGAGCGTGAGCAGACCGAGCGGGTCGCCCTTGATCGACGCCACAGCGATGTCCAGCGGGCTGATCGCCTTGGGCGCTTCTTTCAGCGCCTGCGTCGCCTTCGGGAACGCCTGCCCGGCCTGCGCCACCGTCAGCAGCTCGTCGCTCAGAGGCTTGCCCTTGTCGAGCTGCTTGGCGAGCGCCGAGGCCGCTACGTCGCCGGTCGTGCTGTTCAGGCCCTTCTGCACGCTGTAGGTCTTGGCGATGAGCTGCCGTGCGTCGCGGAACTGCTGCAGCAGGTCCGGGTTGCCGATCGCCTGCGTGTGCCGCTCCAGCATGCCCTCAAGCGCATCGGCCGCCCCTTTGAGGGCCGCGCCCTTGTCCTTGTCGCCGCCCGCGAACGCCTGGTCGGCATTGGCGCGCAGGATCTTGAGCATGTTCACCGCGCCGTCCGCCGAAAACTGCGGCTGCTTGAGTGCGGCCATCGTTTCGGGGACGTCGCTCTTCACGGCCCCCGGGAACGCCTGCGACGCCTTGGTGAACTTGTTGGCGATGTCGTCCAGCGCCTGCGTGTAGGCGGCGTCCGCCGCCACGTTTCCGGTGTTGCGCAGCGCGTCGTAGGCGGCGCCGGCGTCGCTGCGGACCTTGGCGAGCGTCTGCGCGGTCAGCGGCGTGTCGTCGGAGATGCCGAGCGCCTGCCGCACCAGCCCGTTCGTCACGTCCTGGTTGCGCTGGCTCGCCACCTGCGCGGTCTTGATCTTGCCGCCCACGCCAGACAGCACCCGCGTGAGAATGCCGCCGCCCTCGCCCACATCTTCCGGCGGGATGACGTAGCCTGCCTTGCTCGCGTCTTCGGCCGCCTGCGCCTTCTGCGCGCCCGCAGCCGCGCGGATTGCGTTCTGCTGGCCTTGCTGCACTGCCGCGCGCCCGGCGATGTTGGACACGTACTGGCCCGCGGCGCCACCGACCCCGCCCAGCCCGGTGTTGATCATGTCCTCCTTGACGCTGGCGGACGGCTGCAGGTAGCCGATCGTCGCGCCCAGCGCCGTCGCGCCGGGAATGGCCTGCGCGCCTGGAGCGAGCGAGGCCGGCGCCATCAGCGACAGGTTGCCCAGCACGTTGCCGGCGACAGCGGCGCCGTTCTTCATCAGCGGGGCATCGAGCCTGCGGGTCTCGGCCACGTCGTCCCGCGAGACGAGCCCGAGCCGCTGGCCGACGCCTTGGGCAATGTCCGAGAACGCCTTGCCCGCGCCGGCGTTGAACTTGTCGAGGACGCCCATCCCTGCGCTCGGATCGCGCGCGCCCTGGCTGATCGGGTCGGTGTCGATTTGCTGCTGCACCTGGGCGTGGCGCAGCATCTGCAACCCCGCCGTGGATACCTTGGACAAGTCGCCCCCTTTGAGCGCCTGCAGGTCTTCGGTCGAGAACTGCGACAGGTCCATCACTTCCCCCCGCGGCGGGCCAGCTCCGCATCGATGGCGCTGATGGCCGGCATGCCGCCTGCGGACGCGCCGCCGCCGCCATCCGAGTAGTTCGGCAGGGTCGAGTCCGGCAGGCCCGCTGCGCGGCGCTGGGAGAGCAGGTTGGTCTTCTGCGCGGCCATGACGGCGCGGTAGTGCTGGATGGCGCCCTGCAGTTGCGCCGGGCTGCTCGCGTTCTTGAACGCTGCGGCTGCCTCGTCGCGCTCACCGGCCGACCCGCCGCCGGCCACGATCGCCTTGACCACTTCCTGACCGACGATGTTCTTGATCGCGTCGAAGTTCGTCACCTTCGGGTCGCCCATCTGCGTGGCGAAGTAGTTGCCGACCTTGTTGATCACCTGCGTGTTGCCGTTGCCCATGGCGTCGGCCAGTTCGCCCAACTGGTCCAGGTGCGCGCTGGCGGTGGCGACCGAGCGCAGCGCGTTGCCCTGATCGCCATAGGTGAACTTCTGCGCGGCGCCCTTCTTGGCGTCGTAGGTCGTCTCGTCCCAGCCCGGGTACTTGGCCTGCACTTGGGCGACCAGCGCGGCGCGAGCGCCCACGGGAAGCCGTTGGAGCGCAAGGGTCGGATTGAGCTGGTACTTGCCGAGCATGTCGATCAGCGCGTCCTGATTGCCGATATTCGGCGTGCCGTTCGGGTTCAGGCCGGCGACGGTCAGATCCTTGGCGATCGTCGCCTGGTTGTTCGCCCGCGAGGTAGCGTTCGTCGCCGCGTTGTTGGCGCGCGAGGTCGTCGCCTGCAATTGCGCATTCGCGTCCGGCGTGATGTACGCCATGCGCTCCTTGGCGCTCATGAGCTGCGCGTTCTTGGCCTGCAGGAACGCGGGCAGTTGCGCCGGGTCTTGCGGCACCTGCGCGACGGCCTGCTGCACCATGGCGTCGGGGATGTTGTAGAGCTTGCCGGCGTTCTGGATGGAGGCCACCACATGGGCCGGGGTGACGCCGGGAAGCTGCTGCAGGGCCGCCATCGCATCGCTCAGGTGCGAGACCGCATCGGCCTGCGTCTTGGCGGTGATCTGGGCGGTGTCGGCGTTCGCCTTGCCGGCGAGCGCGGTGTCCTTCGTCGCCGTCGCGCGCGAGGTGGCGCTTTCCTGCAGCGTCTTGAGCATGGCCGGTGCCACGTCGGGGGCGATGCTCACCGCGCGGGCGACGTGCTCGGGGTTGGACAGGTCGATCTGACCGGAGGCCACCGCATCGCGCAGGGCGTTGCGCTGCTGGTTCACCGCCTGCGTGTTGGCGATGTCCATCTGCGTCTTCTGCATGGCGAGCACCGACTGCGCCAGTGCGTTCTTGCGCGCGTCGGCTTGGTCGTACATGGCCGTGTAGTCCGCGACCGACTTGGGCGCCTGCAGGTACTGCTGGAAGATATTGGCGTCAGCGGGCATCTCTGTTCCTTTCCTCGATCACATCCCGGCGCGGTACGGGGTGAAGTTGCCGCTCGTGTCATAGGTGCCGCCGTAGGCCGAGCCCTGCCCGACGCTGTAGCCGCCATCCGTGACCGGCGGCGTGATGCCGATGCCGCCGCGGCTGTACAGGGCCGCGAGCTGGTTGCCCGTGTTGCCCCAGATGTTGCCCTGCGCCATCGCGGCGGCCCCGGCTGCATTGCCCTGCGCCGTCATGATGTTGCCGTTGGCTCCGGCGAAGGTCTGCCCGGCGCTGTTGACCTGCTGCGTGGCCGTCTGCCCGACGCCCGCGAGGGCCGCCAGGCGGTTCAGACGGTCGCTGCGCGCCTGGTTCGTGCGGTTGTAGGCCGCGTCATAGCCCGTGGTGGCGTAGTTGGTGCCGTACTGCGTCGCTGCCTTCAACGCGGCCCCGGAGATGCGCCCGCCGGCCGCCGCGGTCTTGCGGTCCAGCGCCTGCATCCCCTGATCCAGCCCGAACTTGTAGCCCGGGTCGAGCGCGACCGTGGACGGGTCCAGCGGCGTGTTGATGCCCGTCTCCAGCGAGCCGAGCGCGCGCTGGCCTGCATCCAGCCACGGCTGCTGGTTCTGCTGGATCTTGTCGAACTCGCGCGCGTTCTCGGCCTGAGCGGCGGCCGAGGAGGCGGCCTGCGCGTCGGCGGCGTCGGATGTCGCACTGGAGGTCAGATACGCGCCCCCAATCGCTGCTGCTGCTGCCCACGGCATATCAGTGCTCCCGTCGAATGCAAACGATCATGGTCACCCGCTCATAAGGGGTGTCGTTGGTGACCCAGTGCAGGTATTGGTTGTCGAACCAGTACACGTCGCCGGGCTTGGTCTCCAGGCTTTCGCCCTCGAAGCAGAAGCGCTGGCCCGGGGCGCTGGTGATCTGCACGGCGAACTTCTCGTAACGCCGCGCGTGCCAGCCCGGGTCGGTGTGCGGCTTGCAACTCGCGCCCGGCGGGATGCGCGTGATCAGCACGCCGCCCAGTTCCACGCCGTGCACCATGTGCATCAGGTCGTGGCACAGCTGCTTGATCCCGAGCACGTCGGCCGCCGGATACCAGAACGAGTCGTGCGCGGCGCCGTCCTGCGCCCGCTGGGGATCGCCAAAGCGCGCCCAGATGTCGTCCAGGCCGTGGTGCGGGCTCGCCGGGTCCGCCGTGCGCGTGGTGTGCTCATTCCACAGCTGCGGGTTGGCCTGCAGCGCCCAGTGGACCCGCGCCACGTTCACGCCGGAGGTGATCAGCTCGATCTTCTTCATGCCGGCACCAGCTTGAGCGACTCGCGCGCCTGCTCCATCGGCGCGAGGTCGCCGGCCCACAGGCATAGCCACACGATGTCGGAGACCGCCTGCACCTTGTGCACAGTGTTCGCCGGAATCGTCACCATCCGGTAGCCCGTCAGGCGCTCTGTCTTGCCGTCGATCGTCACGTCAGCGGTGCCGCTCACCAGCACCGAGAGGTGCGCGTGCGCGTGCTGGTGCGATTCGAGCACGTAGCCCGCCTCGGCCCGGGTCTCGACGGCGAACACGTTGCCCGCTTCGGCGTCGCCGCCGTGGAACTGAATTTCCATCAGCCCGCCACCCCGATCTCTCCTTCGCCCGAAATCGTGAGCGCACTCGCCGTGCTGGCCCCGCCCACTAGGAAGTCGGCCACGTCCAGCCGCAGCAGCCCGTACCAGTCATAGGAGGAGTTGGCCGGCACCGTCTGCGCCTGCCCGATCACCTCCGTGCCGGCGGCGTTCGCCCCCGTGGCCCCCAGCCACAGCGAGAACGTCGCCGCGCTGCCGGTCTTGTTGGTGATTCGCAGGTGCTTGAGGATGATGTACTGCCCCGAGCTGCCCGCGTTGACCCCGCCCGAGGCGGCCGGCGGGTTGAGCAGGTTCGTCGTGAGCGTGGTCGTGAGCGCCACCGGCCCGAATCGAAAGACCTTGTTCTGCATTTGCGTTTGCCCCTTATGCCGCCCGGAAGGTGATGCCGTCGAAGCGGAAATCGGTGTTGTTGCCCACCTGGGCGATCACGTCGCCCGTGGCGAGGATTTCGACCACGCCCACGGTGGAGCCGGTATAGATCGCGTACTGCTCGGTGTTGGCCGGCCGGTAGCCTGCGGGCAGCGTGAAGACGGCGGTGTTCACCGTGCCGCTCTTGACGATGCCGCGCAGGTGCACCACGCCGAATGCGTCCTTGAAGTAGCCGGCCGGGTTGAAGGGGGCGCCGAAGTTCACCCAGCCGTTCAGGAGCGTCGGCGCGATGAACGCTTCCGTCGTCTGGGTTGGCTGGCCCATGGGCTGCTCGCCCGGCGCATCGTCCTGCAGCAGAAACAGCGCAGCGCCCGGCGCGCCGGCGTCGCCCGCGGGACCCGGCATCGGGATGAACTGCGCCCCCTCGCCGTCGCCGTCGGACAGCGCCACGCCGATGCCCGCCGCCCCCGTGGTGCCCGGCGCGCCTGGCAGGCCGACAGCATTGCCGGTGACCACCACCTGCGTGTTGAGCGACTGGAAGTAGCGCGCCCACTCGGGGCTGAGGAACACGTCCAGCTTCTGCCCGCCGGCCAGCACGTAGCCGATCGGCACCCGACTCGGCGGGGTCGTCAGGTTAGCCATACAGCACCGCCGCGGCGTGCAAGTTGAAGGGCACCGCATCCGCGCAGCGCAGGCGGAACACCCGATCGAAGGCCGTCCCGAGCATCAGCCAGCGCACCTTCTGCATCCAGCGACCCACGACGCCCAGCGAGCGGGCCAAGGGCGTGCCCCAGGTGAAGCCGCCGTCGTTGGACAGCTGCAGCGTCACGTTGCCGCCCGCGCCCGTGGAGCAGGCCAGTTCCAGCGCGGCAAACGTGATCGGCTCCATGCTGGCGGTGACCATGTGCGGCCAGGTGCGCTCGCGCACGAGCGCATCGGTGCCGTACTGGTAGTAGGCCGGGTCGAGCTGGTAGAGGTTGCCCTGCGCATCGCCGGCGTACTGCGCGCCGCCCACGAAGCAGACATTGCGCACGCGCCAGGGCGACCAGCCGGCCACGTCGCCGACGTTCCACTCGGCGCGCTCGTGCCACTGCTGCATCGCCGCGTCATAGACCAGCGTGGTGGCCAGGCCCGGGGCGTTGATGCCGACGAATTCGTGCCCGTCCACCTGGTAGCTCCACATCGCTGCTTGGCTCAGGTCGGTGGACTTGGCCAGCATCTGCTCGATCGCCCGGGTGGACACGCGCTGCGGGGCGTGCCCCACCATCCGGTAGACAATGCCGGCGCCGGTGCGGGTCTGCCCGACCCACAGCACCGAATCGGCCGCCACGCAGGCCGCCTGCGGCCCGACGCAGCCCACATCGATGCTGGCCGAGTTGTAGCGCGCGAACGGGAACAGCGCCCCGCCCGAGTCGATCCACACCTCGGTGCTGTAGGTGCCGAACAGCAGCAGTTCGCGGTGCAGCACCAGCGAGGTGACGATGTTGTCGGGCTGGTCGTCGGCTGAGGAGAAGTCCAGCGCGTCCTCGCTGGTCATGTCATCGATGGCCGACAGGTAGAACTGGTCCGTGTCCGGGGCGACGAAGATCGAATAGCCGTCGATGAAGTCGATGGACTGGGAGCCGCGCCAGCCGTCCGAGGTGATGGCCTTGAGGCCGCCGTCGAGCGTGAGCACGTACAGGTTCTGGCCGTCCACGATCCCGAGCTGGGTGTTGTTGTGCGACATCCGAACGGCGCCGGAAGCGGTGCCGAGCGTGCCGAGGCGCTTGGCCGCGCCGCTGACGATCTCGTACAGACCGGCCCCGGCGACGACGAACCAGCGGCCCTCGACGTTGCGCTGGCCGCGGATCTCGGCGCCCAGCGACAGGAACGGGCGCAGGCCCGGGGCCGAGACTTGCGTGAGCTGGCGCGTCTCGCCCAGCCCCTCGATCTGCTCGATGTAGCAGTTGACCGCCGTCTGCACCGCGGCCTTCCTGTCGTCCAGGTGGTAGCTCGGCCCGATCGCCGCAACGACGTTCGCGCCGGCCATCAGCGGTTCCAGCCCGTCAGCACGTTGCCAGCCAAGCGGCGCGACAGCGGGCTGGCGTTGATGATCGCCGGGCGCACGGTGGCGCCGCCGATGTTGAATTTCGCGCGCCGCTCGGCCGCCATCAGGTCCGGCGTGACCTTGCCCAGCAGCGCCGGCGCCATGGCGACGGCCAGCGATGCGGCGAACGCGCCCTGGTAACCCGCGGGGAAGGTATAGGCGGTGTCCAGGTCGGCGAATTGGGTGAACGGCTTGCGCGTCACCACGCTCAGCACGTTGCCGCTCGCCACAGGGTACAGGTACACCGTGGACAGGCCATCGGCGCACCAGACCTCGGGCCGCCCGGGGGTGGTTTTGACCGCGATCGCGTTGTACTGCTGGATCGGGATCGGGGCCATGGGCACGACATCGGCCTGCATGGCGATGATCTCGTCACCGGGCGTGATGGCCGCGAAGTCGCCCACGCCCAGGGTGATCGTGGAGCCCGTGACCGTGGCCGTGACGGTCTGGTCCTGGGGCATCATGTCGCGCCCGGCGCTCCAGTCATCGGCGATGGCGTTCAGCCGGCGCAGGCAGGCGGCCGACAGGTCGGCATCGAGCGCCTCGCCCGGGGCGAGCCGGTTCATCGCCTCCAGCGCGAGCGTGATGATGGTGCGCGCCGTGGTCATGCGTCAGGCCGGCAGCAGGGCCAGCAGCTTGGCCAGGCCGAAGCGCTTGTCGTAGGCGATGCCCGCAGCGTCCAGTTGCGCGCGCACCGAGGCCACCGTGTGGCCGCGCCCGTCGTCCTCGTTCGGGTCGGCTTCGACGGCGACGTACTTGGGCTCGTAGCCCATGTCGGCCAGCGCCTTGTGCTCGGCCTCGTCGTTGGCGACGGCGTAGCCGCCCACGCCGGTGTTGCGCATGTGCAGGGGGTACATGGGAGGTCTCCTTGGGAGCGATCACGCAGAAAGGGCCGGCCCTTGTGAGACCAGCCCCTCGAACCTGACCGCGGGGATCAGTTCGTGCGGCGCACGATGAAGTTGGGCAGCGTCACCGCGGCACCCCACAGGATGTCGAAGCGGCTGATGAAGCGGTTGTTGGTGATGTCGTAGCCGCGCACGAAGCGCAGCGTGACACCGCCGTCATCCGCCAGCGACGCCTGGTAGGCCATGTCCATGCCGCCGGGCAGCTCCTGCTTGGGGGACACGAACGTGATGGCGTCCTTGTGCCAGATCAGGTTCTGGCTGTAGGTGCTGCCCGCCGTGCCCGTCACCACCGTGATCGCGGCGTTGTCGGCCGGACGCGCGGTGACGTTCTGGTAGGCGCCGCCGGCGATGATGGCCGGGGAGACCACGATCGTGGCGTTGCCGCCCGCGTCCGAGGACGTGTCGGCCGTCACGAGGAACTGCTGCAGCACGCCCGTGGACTGCTTGGTCTCGGGGTTGACCGAGTACACGCCCGCGATGGTGATCACGTCGCCCTTGTTCAGGCGCTGCGCCGCCGCAGCCGTCCAACCGTCCGTCACGAGCGAGGTCGTCGCCGCGTAGGGGTTGTCGGTGCTGCCCGCGTTGGTCGTGCCCTGGTTGGCGCCGTTCACCAGCGGCGTGCCGCCCTGCGCGCCCACCGTGTGGCTCGGCACGTTCTGGCCCATCGCGAAGTCCAGGCCCATGCCGGTCTTGAGCACGCCGGTCTTGTACTGGTCGCCCAGCATCTGCTGGTTGTTGAACAGCGTGGCCAAACCCGCGACCACCGAGGCGTTGGCGCCCGGTTCGATCGCGGCCAGGCGGTTGCCGTCACGGGGAACCGACATGCGGTCCAGCGGCACCTGCGCGTTCAGGATATCGGCGATGGTGGACGGCGGCGTGCCGGGCGTGCCGACGAACTGGTGCGCGCCGTTCTTCATGATCTGGCCGACGTTGTAGTCCAGCATCGCGGCCAGCTTCAGGCCCGCGGGCTTGAGATAGCGCTCCTTGAACGCGGAACTGACCTTGCCGTCGTTGCCGATGGAGGTTGCCAGCTCCGTGGAGCCCACGGCGAAGTCGAGACCCAGCAGCGGCTGGAGGGTGACATCCACCGAGCGCTCGGTGATGTCCTGCACGACGGCGGTTTCGCCCGTGCGGTGCTGGAACTGCACAGGGCCGCGGGCTTTCACCGTGGAGCCGGGCTTGTACTGCCCGTTCCAGGCTTCGTCGTAGTCGGTGTTCATGTTGCCCAGAAACACCGAGTTGTTGTGGGCGATGCGCAGGACTTCGTTGGTGACGACCTGCGAGGTGACGAGTGCGTTTGCCATCTCTGGCTCCTTCGAAAGTGGAGCAGGCAAGAAAAAAGCGCCTCGCGGGCGCTTCGTTCATTGACTGCGGGTTGGACTTGTCAGCGGGCGCCGCGCTCCTGCGCGTTGGCCCAGGCGATGTACGCCTTGGTGTTGCTCGGATCGGGCATGCCCGACGGCACGCCGCCGCCCTTGACGGACTCGATGGGCCGCGGGGCGTTGCTCGGGCGCGGTTTGGCGTTCTTCTTCGCCTCTTCCAGCTTCGCCTCGATCCGGGCGATTTCTCGGCCGGCGCGCGTGGCGGGAAGTCGGGCGATGCGTTCGGCCTCGTCCGCGTTGTCGGGGTCGGTGAGGTACTCGATGACCGCCTTGGGGTCGTCCGCATCGAAGATCGCATCGGTGGCAGGCTTGGGCTTGCCGCTGCGATCGGCGAGACCGCCGAAGACTTCATCCAGCTCGGACGCCTTGGCGTCGAACTCCTCCTGGCCCCATGCTTTGGCGAGCTTCGAGACCACCCCATGCCGACGCTCGATCTCGGCCTGCTGCTCGGTGATCGACGGTGCAAGCTGTTGCGCCTGCTCTGCGACCATCCGCTGCAGTTCGGCCCGGGTGAGCGTCACGGGTTCGTCGTTGCCTGCCTGGGTCTGTTGGGCGCGCGGCTCGGGCTGCTGGGCCTGCTGCGCGCGCGCTTCGTACTTCTGGCGCGTGAGGTTGTCCACACGCCGGCGCAAGCGCTCGATTTCGCGCTGTTCCGGGGTCTTTTCCTTCTTGGGCTGCTTGTCGCCGCCCTCCTCGCCTGCGCTCTGCTGGCCCTGCTCGCCGGGCTGCTGGTCGCCGGCCGGTTCGTGGGTCGTGGCGGCGGCAGCATCGGGTTGCGATTGCGCGCCTGCCGCGGCGGTGTCGCCAGTTGGCAATGCGGTCGTTTCGGGGTCCAAGTCTCAGGCTCCTTGTGGTTCAGGCGAAGAAAAACCCGCACTCGGCGGGTTCAGGGAATCGTCCTGCGGCTGCTCGCCGCCGCCGCCCAGCGGCTCGATGGGTGCATTCGAAGGCGGCGGGGCCGCGGCGCCCAGCATGTCCTGCAGCAGCTGCTGCACGATGGCCTTGACCTGCTCCTCGTTCGCGCCCGTGACCTTCAGGCGCATGGTCTCGGCGTTGTAGCGCTCGATGTCCTCGGCGTGGGTCTTGTCTTGCAGCTTGGCGTTGGCCTCGTCGGCCTCGGCCTGCGCGTCGTGCGCGTGCTGGATGGCCTCCTGCAGGCCGGACTGCAGCTGCTGGACCTGCTGCGCGAGCTGCTCGGGCTGCGGCTT